GGCTTCATTAAACGAGTTAAGGCACTTCTCAATGCAGTACCAGCAATACTGCCAGAAATTCCTTGATTACTCATTAGGCCAATAGCAGCTGCTGTTTGTTCAAGACTAATTCCAGCAGCATGAGCGGTAGGGCCTACATAGGTCATAGCATCGCCCATATCTTGGAAACCAGCAGCCGTTGCGTTTGCTGTATAAGTTAAACTATCAGTAACGCGCTGTGTGTTTTTTAACATTCCAGCAGTAGTATTTGATTTCAGCCCAAACTGCTCCAATGTTGAGGTGGAAACACGCATTACATCATTAAAATCATCGCCTGAAGCTCTTGTGGCAGCCAAAATTGACGGCATAGCTCCTAAGGCTTGTTTAGCAGAATATCCACGCTTGACTAACTCTTCAAGGCCTGCATTAATTTTGGTAGTAGAAACTCCATACTCTACCGCCCAACGCTTGGAGGCTGAAGCCATTTGATCCAATTCACGGCGAACAGAGGCCGTAATTTTACCGTTTTTGCTAAGCAAAGGACCAATTTTATCGATTTGAGAATTAAAATCAATGGCAGATTTAGCAGCATAACCAAAGCCGGCAACAATAGGAGCAGTAACATAAGTGGTCATAGTACTGCCTAAATTTCTCATTTTGCGCCCAGCAGCTAATCCCGCATCGCCAAAAGCCGTTGTGGCTTTACCTGCTTTATACCAGGCAGAGCTTTGCTGATTAATTTGAAGCCCTAATCTATTCATTTCTCCCGCAAGTTTTGTTGCTTGAGCTTGAGTGCGATTAAAAGCAGCAGCAGCGTTTGCTTGCCGGGCGGTTAATTTCTTTTGCTCCTCAGAGGTAGCAGCTGTTTTGCTGATTAACTGGTCATATTTAGCTCTTTGCGCGTCCAATTTAGCATTATAATTATTAATCTGTTGCTGCATAGAAGCATAAGTAGACCTCATACCGTTTAAACTGCCACCAAAGGCTTTAACGGTTCTCTCTTGAGCAGTTAAAGCAGCTCCAGTAGCACGAATAGTAGCATTTAAAGCATTTGCACTTTGTTTAAATGGATCAATATTAAGAGTAACAACACCAGCTAAATGTCCTATACTTCCAGCCATGTTTAACCTCCTTTCCTATTTATTTTTGGAAAACAAAAGCGGAAAGGCCTTATCAATAGGGACTTCCCGCTCTTCGTAAATTTTATTAATATGTTCGATATCGTACATAGTCATCTTGTCAATCTCAAACAGTTTATAACCTTGTTTCATCAAGGACTTATAAAAATCGTTTAAATTATCTATTGACTTTTGGATTGACTGTTCGGTAATTTTTTTAAATTGGCACCATTGCTATCATCTTCATCACTTGAGCCCAAACAATCATCAGCCACCTTACTAATTACTGCCATGGCCTCCTTATTGGCACCATTTAATACATCTTCTTTATTAAATTGTTTATTCCAAAAGTTAACGGCAAATTGTGCTACCTCGTCTGAATTTTTTCTATAATCCTGATCGGTTGGGCCGTCTTTTTTGTCATACATTTTCGTTTGGTGCTGTGTTAAAATCAGAACCTGAGTAATGTCTTTCAAGAATGGCTCATCGGTGCGCTTAAAAGTTTGATTTTTGCCATCAATCTTTAATGTTATTTCATACATAATTTATCCTCCAACTCGTTTCACCTTTGATCGTCTCTGTTTTTTGTTACTAACCAGCAGTATTATTGCCAGTTACTTTTTGGACTAATTTTGCTTCATCATCTGTGGCTGGAAAAACTGCTTTTTCAAACTCAGAATAAACAAAATCCGGATTATCTTCGCGGCCAATTAGCATTACTAAAGCATCTTCATCATCTCCACGAGGAGAGAAGTTACCAGTAGTATCATCCGTGGCCACATCTGGGGTGCTATCAATAGTTTTTGCGTCTAAGCTTGGAATAGAGAATTTACCCTTTAATAAAGCTACATAAACCCCTTTATTATCATCCATATGAGATTTAAACATTACAGCAATATCATTAGGCATTAAATTTTTACGATATGCTTCAATTCCATTAATTAAATCAATACCAAAGAAATCCTTACGTGCTTTCGAAGTCATATCTGCTAACTTAACATCTAAGGTTGCGCTAGAAATACCACTTGATAATTGAACGTAAGGACCATCATCGGCAGCAAAAGATTTGATTTCATTTTTAATTTCTAGTTTTGCTTCAGTTAATCCAGGGATTCGTTGAATTCCGTCTGGACATAAATTGTTTTTTACTACTGCATATTTAAAATCTCGTGCACCTATCTTTACTTTTCCCATTACAACCTCTTCTTTCGTATAAAAAAAGGACTCTTTAGAGTCCTAAATATTGAAAATTAGCGGTAAACATTAATAAATCTGAAATATCAACATCAACATAATGGTTTTCATAATAACGTTCATAACCGCTATCTCGCATTAATTGATAAATCAGTTGTTCAATATCAGCCGCTAACTGTAATTTATATTTATTTATCCAAAAATCTACTTGTACTTTTGGATATTCTATTAAGCGCTGATCATCAGCGTAATCAGCTTCATCGCCTGGAATATTAGTTACTCTAATCCAGGGAGCATTAATACTTTTTAAAAAATCATTTTCAGGCGTTCCAAGATAAACGGGATTAACTGCTAAAGGCTGGCCTCGGGCTTTATCCATAAGCTCCGTTAACTTTTTGCTTGTGTCCAAAATTTTAGAAACTTCGACATCAGCTAGTTTCATAATTTTAAATCCTCAAGGAATTTATCTAGAATTGGCTGCTTAGTTTGTTCTTGAGCTTTTTCAATGAAATGCTGGGGGTCTTGCTTGGAAGTACCTGAATTAGGGAAGTGGGCAATACGGCCTTTAATATTGTCATAACCAACCTGAGCCTCATATTCGCCGGTTCTTGTGGAATTAATAACTTTGGTGTGTTCCTTTAAAGGGCCTAAGCCCGAGTGGTCTTGCACACTTTGAGGCGTGTCTTCCATCAACTTTTCTTTAAAAATATTGCCTCCATCCCGGACAGCTTTCCGGGCTTTTTTATCAAACCCATCTTCCAAAATTTGAACATTATTTAACATTTCTTCTAAACCACTGACTGCCATTATTTCACCGCCTTACACTCAATTTTGGTAATATCACGTTTATCGTAATCCTCATCAACTCCAGTAATTTCGTAATCTTTATCCCGCCAAACCACAATCCAGGTTGAATCTATTGGTTGGTGAACATTAAAACGAATTGCAAAATTAGGTGATTCTCGGCGATAACCGACTTTCGTTGTGGGATTGCGGAATTCTCTAATCGGAGTATTTAATAGTTCAGCCCAGCAGGAATACACGCATTTACTTTTTCCATTAACGGGAACATTATTTTCATCTTTACTATAACTAGTTTTCCAAAATTCAATACGTTCAGTCATTCTAGTAGTTCTCATTCACTATCACCTTCTGTAATTTCAGAACGTAGTTGATTAATGATATTTACTACCGACTGGTTAGCTAGCGGAAATCGCATAACCTCTGAACCCATACCACGATAATCGTAATCTTCTTTAACAATTTTCATAATTGCTACAAAAAAGCGAGGTTCATCTTTAAAATCATCAGGTTTAGATTGGTCTTTAATAGCAGCACATAGCTCTAAAGCTGCAGATTCAATAAGTTCATGTAAAACATCATCATCAAAATTTTGATCAATTTTGCAATAATTTTTTAAGGTGGTGAATTGGTCTTTACTAAGTTCATACATTTAATGTTCTCCTGCTAAGATTTTTTAGTAGAACCAGCACTTTGACTTACAAAATATCCTGCATTTGGATCTGCTACTTCAACATCAAAACGAGTAGCTGCCTGTAAAAATTGGCCAAAAATAGCATCGTCTACCCAACGAACCTGAATATCTAAACGATCAGCCATAACCACTGCTCGCTTTACATCTCCAATGAAAGCATTAGAGTCTCCAGCATTACCTAATAGATCATCTTCGACAACATAAATTGGAATTCCAATTACGCGAACGGGAGAACCATCAACAATTGGTTGCTGCAACAAATAACGACCATCCTTATCCTTTAAAGTATCTAACCAATTATAGAAACTTTGTGAGGCAATAATAACCTTTTGATATGCTGGGTCTAAGTCAACATTAATAATATGTTTTAAGTCATCTACAGCCTCACCAGCAATATTTTTTGGAGTAAATCCTTTCAATTTTTCAGCAACAGCTGCATTAGTAGTATTAATTTTTTGTTCTAAAGCATTTCTTGAAACAATACCTAATAAATCAACTGCTGAGTCTTGAATGGCCTCATTAGAAATTGGGATAGCTCCCCGGTATGTTTTAACTTTCCAACTTACGTTTAAAAATTTGGGTTTAGACAGCTCTGGATTTTTTTCTAATTCTGCTGCTTCAGTCAAACCACTAGTTGCTCGTTGTAAAATTGGATATTCCCCCGCAGCAGTATTGGCTTGAAAGTGCTGGACTAATTTTGATAAATCAGTTACAGTCTTGACTTCATTTTCTGGATTGTAAACAATATCTTTCGGGATAATTACATCTGCATCTGGACTAGTTAATCCATCACGGGTAGTCCCCTTACTGTGTAAATAAGCATTAATTGCATCGCGTAATTCATTGTCTTGACCATGTAATTGGCGCTTAACTGGTGGTTTACCAGCTTTAGGTTCATTACCTTCGCTATCGTTATCACCACGCGCAACTACCTGGTAGTTTTTGATTTTTTTATTATTCTTCTCAATCTTTTCGGATAGTTGACGGATTTCATCTGCTTTTTTATCTGCACTATCTAATTCTTCTTGAGTAGCGTCTTTTTTATCTAAAGTAGAACGCACTTCAGTTGTTAATTTAACTTTGCGGGACTCTGTTTCTTTATTTTCAGCCTGTAAGGATCTGATAATTTCATCAATAGTCATATTTTTACCTCTTTTTTATTAAAATAGCCATTAACTATTTGCTAATGGCTTCAATTATTTTTAATTTTTGAGCAATATAATTTCTCTTTTTTTCACGGGCAATTTTTAAAGGTTCTTCTTTAATTTGCTTTACTCGTTCCAAGGATCTAACTCCCACATTTGTATTTAAATAAGCGGGGGTAGTAACTACACTCACATCATACAAATGATCAATTTTGCGAATAGTACGGATATAATCAATTCCATCTTCGTCCGTTTTTTGCCAATCATCAGCGTCATCGTCTTCAGATACGGTAAAAGCAAATGAACACTTATTTAAAATACCAGCTCTGATATTTTCTAAAACATCATGAGCAATTGTTGTATCAGGTAAAGTAACAGTAAATCTAAGTCCGACATCATCAATATTTAATGATAAATTGGCATTTACACGCCCAATAATTTGTGATTGGTTATGATTAAAGGTTGCTACAGTATTGCGCATATCAGCATTATCTAGACAATGTCGGTCTAATATTTCAACAAAAGTAGTGCCATAGCCTAAAACTTGTGAACGACTGTTAAACTTTAAGGCATAGCCTTCAATTACATTACTGTCATTCTCATCTTGACGTGTTTCAACTTGTGCTTGAATTGTCCGTATTTCTTTGTCCTTGTCCAAGATTATCACCCCCCTTCGCTAGACGTGCCATTTGATATTTAGACTTATCGTCTAAAAATACATTATTTAAATTAGACTGCATTTTATCCATATTGGCATTTTTAGATCTCTTTTGGCCAACTGCTTCACGTGCTTCATTAGGTGATAAAATTTGTCCATCAATGGCTAATTTAGCGTCTTGCATATTCATTCCAACTTCTTTGCGAATATCAAATTCAAAATGATCCTTTTGCCGCTCCGAATCATTTAATAATTTCAACTGAAATTCTGAAATAATAGGTTCAAAATAAAAGGGTAAGTCATATCTGACATACCCTTCCTGTAATTGTTTAACTGACTGGTTAGGCGAATTAACACCTAATTTAAATGCTGGGATTCGCATAACTTTAGCAATTTGGCTAGTTGACCAATTGTTAGAATTAATCAAACTTAAAACGTTGGTATCAACTTCCAGCGGTGTATAATCCATGGTTTCATCGGTGATAATTGG